CGACCTCAAATATTTCAGCGACTTTTACGAGACCAAGTCCTGGAAGTCCTCGCAGGGTCTCACCAAATCCTCCGCTGCCGTCTACTTCGACCGCTTTGCCGATTCCTCCTTTGACGGCTTCCTCGACCCCACCACCGTTGCTTTCACCCGCGCCAAAAACGAGCTCTATATCGTCATCAAAGATATAGACTGGAACACCAGCCGCTTCCGGGCCTTCCTCGACCAGCACTCCATCGCATACGACTATATGTGCGGTCTTGCCGAGGGCTCTAAGCCGTTTTTTCGCAAAGCTGGGGGGAACGTCAAACCCGCCGTTGCCAAGTAGACCCCTACGAGTCCATCGAAGCCGTCCTCGCTCTCCTTGAGTACCCTTTCGACACCACGCAGAAGGTTAAGGACCTCCAGTACTTCTCCACCTGCTTCACCGACTACAAGATGTCGACGAAATACGGTCTTGACGACTTCTACCACTCCGACCCGACTCTGGCTTTCAACTTCGCAACCTACACCTTCTCGAGCACAGCCGCGTCTCTCAAAGACCGTTATCAGGCCGACTCCAGCCTCAAAACGGACTCCCAGCCCTTCGCGGATGAGCTCAACGACAACTTCGACTCCCTCGATATACTCGATGCCCCGCCCTTCGAACTCTTCTTCACTTTCTATGCGAACAAAATCCACAGAAAGTTGCGTGACATGATCGCGAAGAAGCAGATCAACACGATCAAAGACTTGCATGACAACGACTTCTCCAACCTCTGTTCCTTCTTCGTCAAGGAGCAGTTTAAGTTCAACCCCTCGGAGAATCTCAAAGCGCCGCAAGGCATCATAGCCTGGTCTAAGGCTAAAGTCATGGTCAACGTGATCTTCATGAAGTACATCGAGTACATCCTCTCCAACACCAAGCTCTTCAACATCCCGAGCCTTCGGACTCCCGAAGAGAACGAAGTTTTCGTCCGTGAGAACTTTGTTCCTACCAACATTTCCACCGGCACCGACGTCAGCGGCTACGACAAGACCCAGAACGCAACGAGCCTTCGCGCCGAGCAGACCTTCGTCTACCGCCGCCTGCACAAGTTCGTTGACGAACTGTACTATGCTTACTTCAAGCATCGTGCCACTTACGTCATCATCAATGAGTTCATCAACCAACTCATTGAGTACATCAAATGCTCCGGTGAGCCCGGTACGCTCATCATGAACACCCTCTGGAAGATCCTCACCACCTGCTACCTCTTCCAGATCTCTTTCTCTTCCCCTGGCCTCCTTTTGTTCCAAGGCGACGACGACCTCATCAACAAGCCCCACTGTGCCCTCCAGCACCGCTTCGATCGCCTGAACCAGTTTGTCGATTTCAAGCTCAAAATCGACACCTCCTACTATCCCGAATTCGCTGGCAAATTTTACACTCGCGTCGGCACCATCCGAGACCTCTTCCGGAACGCCATGCGCGCCTATGCCCGCTCTCAGAACCTCACTTTCAAGGATCGCTTAGACCGCCCTGTCTGCGGCAAGATGACTCCTTTCGAAAAAGAGCGCCTAGGCATCAACGACCGCATGACCTTGCGGCAGGCCATCCGCATCAGCTACCAAGACATGCTCTCCGACATCTGCGAGAACAAGATCGCCATCCTTAACGAATTCTACGAACATCACACCACCATCCCAGGTTTGGGCGACCTGGCCTTCGACACCATCAATTACTTCGTCCACGACTACGCCACCCCCGGGAGCCTTTAACTTGGGCTCCTTCTTTCCAATTAATCACTCCCACCACTCTCACACACAACCTACCTCCGCCATGTCTTACACCGCCACCTGGTCCGCCCCCGCCCAGCTCATGTCAGATACCCCGCACATCATGAAGCGGGAAGTCGAGCAGCTGTGCCGCAGCCTCGAGTCCAAGAATTGGAGCATAGTGGAGCACCGGCAGCAGGCCCTCGATGAAATCGGCGCCCTGCACGCCGACTTCGTCGTCGCCGTCGACGTCCGCTTCCCCGCCTACAAGACCTACCTGCGCTTCTCCGACTGCGACCTCTCCGTCATCATGGCGCAGCTCGAGGCCTCCTGCTCCTACAAGGAGTCTGAGCGCATCCGCAACGCTCCCGTCGTCGCCGCCGCCGCAGCCGCGCGTTCCCACGCCGCCCCAGAGTCCCCCCCCGACTCGGTCTACTCCAACTCCGGCGACGCCCTCAAGGCCTACTACTCCGCCATCCGCCAGCTCCGCACCACCATCAACCGCGGCGGGTGCTACGAGACGCGCGAGACCTTCGAGGCTCGCCTCAATCTCGTGTGGGCTTGACCACGCTCGGGCCTCTCTGCTGCCCAGATCCGCCTGCTCTTGGGCCACTGCGGATTTGAGGTCGACCTCCGCCTGCTCCACCACCACCCCGACCCCTTGGAAGTCGGGTCCTGCCACACCCCTGACGCCCAGACCATCCTGGGGTGGCCCACCGTCGACGACCAGACCGGTGATCTCCCGTTCCCGTACCTGGAACACCTTTTCTTTTACTTCGTCTCTGGTAGCCAAGTCTACCAATATTACTTAGCCAACGACGAGCTTGACCTCGACGACCACTGCGTTAGCGCATACGTCCGTCGCTACCCTGCCTCCG